AGACGTTGATCTGTAAGAGCTGTATTTCTATTTGTTATAATTTCGTTAGCTTCTGTTAAAGTTTTTTCAGTAAAAGTTTTATCTTTAAGCCATATAGAACTATGTCTATTTTCTTCGATAACATATAAATCATCTAAATATTTTTTTAGATAAAATCTATTTCTATTCTTTTGTGTTATCTCTGGGTTTCCAGATATAACATAATATTTATTGGCCATTTTATACTCCTGTTACGTCAATTTCTTCAACGCCACCATCATCTACATAATAATACTTTTGAGTATCTGTTCTGTAGAAAACTTCACCTTCAACTAAAGGTGAGGGCTCTGAGCTAACCTTTCTAACTACAACTCCTCTGACTTCTGTATAATTAGCCATTAATTATTTTTCAACAACCAACCTTGTGTAGAGTCAACATAAACTAATGTAAATGCTGCTCTTTCTGTGTTTACGACAAGATCAGATGCTGCTCCTTGTATATTGTGACTATTACGTCCAATGGTTAAATTATTTGAATCAAATGTACCCGCATAATCTATAAAACTTATTTCATTACCAATTGATGCTGAACTTGGTAATGTCGCTGTGAAAGCTGATGATGTTGTGTCAGCAAAATATCCTTCACCTGCTACCGCAGTAAAGTTAGCAGTTTTTACTGCTTGCCATGAAGCTCCCGCAGCTCCAAAAGATAAAGTTCCAGAACCATTTGTAATTAAAGCTTGATTTGCTGAACCATCTGCATTTGGAAATTTAATACCATCTAAAGTTAAATTACCTGAACCTTTTGGTGTAAGTTTTAAATCAATATTAGTATCATCACCAGTTGCCGATATTTCTGGGGCATTACCGGTTGCTGCATTTGTAACATCTATTTGATTTACTGCTGAACCTGTTGTTTGAAATATTATTTGTTCATTTCCGCTTTCATCACCTATGAAATGTGCATCATCTATTAAAATATTGTGTGAATTTGTATCTAAATTACCACCTAATTGTGGTGTTGTATCTTCTGAAATTTCTGTAAGACCTAAAGCTATTTCTACAATATTAGGATTAGTTCCATCATCAGCTTTTGCAACTATTAACTTATCTCCTTTATCTGTAGAAGAAAAAGTTACAGAACTTCCTGATCCTGTTACATACTTAAATTGAACCGTGTATGCACCAGAACTAGAGTTTCTTAATAAATAAAAATTTTGTACATCAAGAGGTATTGTAACGACTGCATTACCAGATAAAGAACCTGTAAATTCTATTGCTCTGTGTGCAAGAGTTGCACCAGTTGATCCATCAGAAACTGCAAGATCCACCGTTCCACCACTTGTTAATGCTTGTTGTGTAAAACCCCCAGCTATTTGTTCAATAACTTGTAGGTTAGTATTAGTTTTTGTTCCCCATGTACCGGCATTTTCACCAGTTGCCTGTAATTCTATACCTAGTGGTGTGTATGTTGAAGCCATATTTTTCTCCTATTACGCTGCTACGTCACTATATGTTGTATTAGAACCAGTGTCAATAGCTTGATACGCTTGAATACCAAAACCTGAAGCAGTTCCAAAACCAGCAACTGAAGCTGTCGCTGAAACACCGGTTAATCCCATAACATCAGCAGGAGATAAAGATCCTACAGCAGATGTAGCTGATACTCCAGTTAATCCCATAACATCAGCAGGAGATAAAGATCCTACAGAAGTTGTTGCTGATAATCCAGTTACATCAATAGTTGGATTACTATTTGTACTAGCTGTTCCAAGTGATGTTGTTGCAGAGACTCCTGTTAATCCAATTACGTCTGCAGGAGATATTGATCCCACACTTGCTGTTGAAGAAACACCTGTTAGTCCCATTACATCTGCAGGAGTAATTGATCCTACAGAAGATGTTAAAGCTTGACCTGTTAGTGTTGCAGTTATGTCTCCTATAATTGTTGGAGATCCAACACTTGCTGTTGAAGAAACACCTGTTAGTCCCATTACATCTGCAGGAGAAAGTGATCCTACACTTGCTGTTGCTGATTGGCCATCAAGTAATACAATTCCTTGAATACCCCAAGCGTTTTGATTCCATGGTTGTCTACCCCATCCAGAATTTATTTCTGTTGAAACAGATACAGATCCAATAGATGAACTAGCAGATAATCCTGTAACTGAAACATCAATTCCATCTTGTTTTCCCCAACTATTTTGGTTCCAAGGTAAAACACCCCAAGTGTTTGAGTCTACGGTGTTTGCTTGTCCACCAGTTGTATACTCACTACCAGAATTATGCGTGCCGCCACTTGTTGTTGAAAATCTTAATGGGTGTCCAGAGTTTGAACTATCTGATTGATCAAATTTATATGTAAAACCTTCAGCTAAATTTACTGTAGCTTGCTGTACACCATCAATAAAATATTTATTACCAGAGCCGGTATATACGACTGTGACTGTGAAAGTTCTATCAACGGACATCCGTCGTTACCCCACTATGCTATTCTAATGATAGCGTTTGATGCGTCTGCTGTTGGAAATTGAATTGTAAAAGTTCCACTTGTAACGGTTTTGTCACCACCAAATGCAATAACTGCAACAGCTTTGTCAGATTGAGAAGAATTATAAATTAATGCACCATTTGCTGTAAAAGTAGCACTAGTGAAACTTACATCTGCAAAATCACAAACTGCAGTTGAAGAATCTAATGTCGGTGTAACACTTGTTAACGTTGCACCACCTGCAGAATATGCAGATCCAGATGTATTTGAAATTTCGTTTGATGTTGAATAAGCAGTCGTGCTAGCACCTAAAGATGCAGAACTAGTAAATAATGCTATTTTAAAAGTATTACCGCTTGATGCAGTAAGATTGTGTGTTCCAACTAAAATTTCTTGTTTGAAACTATTACAAATTGCAGATGATATGGCCATTTTTTACTCCTTTAAAATTATGGTGAAGCTGAAGGGAGAGGAATACGTATTGTACCATCTGTGTAATCATCTCTTCTTCGTCTTCCGATTTGTTCGCTTGCGAACTTCTCAATCTCTTGTTTATATTTATTTTCATACAATGTCAACATATCTTGAGGACCTTTTAAAAAAGCATATGTTTCTGATAAACAACAATATAAGAGGCCGTTTGGAAAATTAAGACTTATATAATTAGTATTATTGCTAGATTCTAAAAGAGCTGGTTGTTTATTAAAATGAACTCTAAATTTATAGGTAGTATCTGGGACCGGGGCAAACATCATTCTTCCTGAAGTAGTGTCAGATTCTCCTGTTGCTCCCCCAAACATAGCATAATATTTAGGTTTTCCTCTAAATGATGATTCTGTTGAGGAAATATATTCTTGCAAATAAGTGATGTCTTTTTTTTCTAAATATGTATTGGGTCCAGTGATGTCAGAAGTAGAATCATAAACTTGTATTGCTCTAACAAATAAACAACCCGCTGGAGCATTAATTGTTTCTTGTCCAGTAATTAAATTACCGCTTTCTTGTTTTCTATCTGCATCAATTGGAACATCACGCATAATTCTATATTGAGCATTTAAAATAATATTTTCTAATACAGAATCTGTTAACACATTAGAGTCAACTTCTGTGTAACTTCTTATTTGTGTAACTAATCCTGAATAACTTAATCCTGCCATTACATATCTCCTATTTCAATTGCTTCTATACCTTCTTTTTCTTCACCTGCCAACCTAGCAAAATCTTCTAGTTTCATATTTGCTTCATCTGCATTTGCAGGTGTTGATTGTAATACCAGTGTTAATGTAGCAACAGGTAAACTAGATAAAATATTTAACCCCTTCATAGCTAAAGGAGTTAAGTTTTCAGCTCTTGCCATAATTGTTTTTAATATATCTATTTTTTGTTTTTTAAGTAAATCATCATCTACTATAACTTCTCCTGGTAATCTCACTGATCGACTTTTAGATAAATTTTTTGCTTTTTCAAATTGTTCCTTTGTTAAGTCTAAATAATTAACTTTACCTGATAAAGTATTTGCTCTTGTAGCATAATTTTTAGCGGTATCTATGTCTGTTGTAAAATACTTTCCAGCATCAGGGTATCTTAATGGTTTATATTCATCGGCAGGAATATTTTCAGTTCCTCTATAAACTCTAATTAAATCTTCTATGCCTGCCATTATGGTGTTAACGTAACTGGACCTGCGGTCACCGTCACTCCTCCTGATTTTTCTGTTACACTTGCAGTCACTCCTAAACTAAAAGTGTAGGTGTTTGTTGTTACACTACTTATACTAAATCCTGAAGAGTTTTCAAATGTTGTAGCAGCCACTCCTCCAGGACTTCCATCTACATTTCTAAATCTAACCATATCACTATTTGATCTACCATGACTA